TGCTGTCAGGATTAACTAAATCTTCTAACACCCAAGCCAATATCCGAGGCACATCATAGGGATCGGCATAATTATTAAGCACATAATTTATCTCCCATTCTTGCGTATCACTAGCGCCCCATCCTTTTCCGCCGTTCCTAAACACTTGCAATAATGGGAACTTGTCAAGAGCGTTAAAATCGGTTAGGTACGTCACATCCTGAACCACAATTAGAGCGGGGCTAAGCGCCGCCCCTGCTTCATTGAGTCGTTCTTTTAGGTATGTGCCAAGATTCTCTAAGCGTGTGTCGATTAGTGCTGTCATTTTTGTATCAAAATAACTGTTTTAAATTCAATTTGAGGGGCTATAGGGATAGGCGGATTAGTAAAAATCAATTCTATTTTTGGCTCGTCAAATCCTATCCCAGCTATGCGATTTAATACAATGTCATGCCCTTGAATCAGATCAGAATCATCGGTTAATTGCAATGCAAATTCACCTGATTTTGCATCAATCAAGGCTTTGGTATGGTCGTTTTCTAGCTTGAAAATTGGGAATTGCATCATGTCTCACCTGTCAAAATATAATGTTCCAATGCTTTCGCCACAAGCTCACTCAAATCATCAGTGTGAGTGAGAAAAGCTCTGGAATTATTATTAAATCCTTGTGGCAAGTTTGTCCCAAACTCAATAAAATCATTGCCAGAAGCGAAAAAGTTTGACGCGCCGCCGACTTGCAAAGAATTAATTAACGCGCCTGTATCACGCAATATTTTGCCGCCACGCCGCCGCCCCTTCTTGGCTTTTAGAGTTGCGGGTTTAAGCTTTTCCCATACTTCATTATTAAATACCGTACCGCCTGACTCTGTTGATGGTGCGCTGTTAAAAACTTCATCGGTGTACGAGCTAATCACCAGTGCAACGAGCCTAGCCACGGGCTTTAAATCAGCAGCGCGATCGCCAACTTTCTGCAAGTCAGTTAAAATATTAGAAAGTTGGCTAAAATCTATTTCGATAAATCGTGACATATTTTTGATAGGCGATGAAGGACTTGAACCATCGACTGCACCCTTATCAAGAGTGTACTCTACCTCTGAGTTAATCGCCTAAAAGCATAATACCATAAACTTATGAAGCAATCTGAAGCTATTCTACATACTAAAGTAATTCGCAAAAATCTGATAGGATGCAAGCCAATGATAGGCGAAATTGTCAGCGATGAAATTAAAAAAAATAATAACGGGGGACAATTTCAAGTATTAGTTGAGTATGAAATACAGCCTGATAGATTTGTTCAGCGTTGGGTAGCTGGCGGGAATTTGGCTAAGGTTGACTGGTAGGCTTAACACAAATTAGCAGCCATCTTTGATAAGCAAATTCATGCTCAGCTTCTGTTTTTGCTTCCAACATTTTAGTAAGCAAAATGTCGCAATTGCTTAGCGGTGCGGGTCTGGTTTCGATATAAGCGATCGCACCAATGCTAATGATGGCGATCGCTGTGATGATTATTGCTTTTTTATTCATGATCTCGAATTAATTTATGCTCTAAATCTGGATAATGCTTGCGAATCATTTCTTTTGAGAATTGGCTCGTATCAATTGGGAATGGATTATAAATTTTAGGCTTTGATTTTTCTGATCTAGGGAGCATTTTTGTAATATCAAATTCTTCCATTTTGGTATCGTAATTGATTACGGTAGCAGAAATAAGCAACCCGCTAGTTTCAGCATCGTGGATAGGCTGAAACTAGCGGGTTTTGTGCTTTTATTTTAACAAGAATACAGCACCGCGACAGTAAAGCTCACCATCTTCCATCACATCAAAAGGAGCGCTTTCAAAGCCTTCCACTTTGATAAGCCATGATGATTTTAAATCCTTGGGGAACTTGTCGGATTCGCACCAAATAGCCGCAACTATGGTTACGGGGACGGGGATATTAAGTATCTCAAAAGCTTCAAAATGTTTATCTTCAAAATCACTTTCTGTAATTACTTTGCCATTGACCACATAAACAAAAGTCCCTTCATAAGCACCAATTTCTTCATAAATTGCGCCGCGAAGCTCAAGCAAATCATCGGACGCACCAAAGCAAATAACTAAATTATTTGCTTTGGCATAATCCAAATCAAGCGCTCGATCATTTAGTGGGTATTCTTGACCACTAATTCTTTTTGCAAATCCGTTTACAATACTTTCATTCATATATCTAATCTCTCCTCTCTAGGTATGTGGATAGAATCGACTGGTAATCGATTCGGGCGATCGCCTTTATCACAGCGATCGCTTTAATTATATATCAATTACCGCCATCCTTTAGGCAATGGTGCAAGCGTTCTGTTTTTCCAGTTGAGTGCGGGATCTGCAATCATTTTTGCATGAGCAGGGTTAATTTTTGGCAATAAAACGCTGATAGTTGTTCGGCAATTTGGGTGAAATGATGGAGTATTTTCAGGTGCGTTTTCTATCGGGAAAACCATCCCATTTCTGGTTAAGCAAATATCAGTGATTCGATCGTCAGCGATCGCCAGTAATCTGCAATGTGTGGCTAGGCTCGACTGCTTAAAAGTTTCTACTCTTGCCTCACTATAAGCATTTGTCGTCTCTGTTCTTGAGATTGTGGCGGCGCGTGATTGGCTTACCCCTAGAGTCTCTTGGATTAAGGCTTGTACTTTTTGGGGAGGCAAGACATGCCCATTAGGTTGCTCAATCATGCCTTGTGAAACATTGCTTTTTACCCTATCTAAAATTTCATTTGCATAATCACCAGCGATCATTAAGTTGCGATTTAAAACTGACTTTATCCATGCTTTAGGACGGCTTGCGTCAAATGCTAAAAATGGCTTTATTTTAAAAATTGCGTCAATTAAATCAGAAACCTTGGCATATTGCAATGAGTTTTTTTTATTAGGAATAGCGGCGCGTAATTCTTTAATTGCATCCGTACTGCCTGATTTAAAGCCCTTATCCCACAATACATTTAGACTTTCTGCAATATCTGGCTGTAAATCCCATGTTAATTTTTTGATTTCTGCTAATGATTTGTCCTGTGATCGCTTTACTAAATCGTTTACAGCCGCCTTTGTTGCTATGGACATAGCTTTTAATGCATTGCGCTCTATTTTGTCCATAGTCGCGATTATCTCGCTAGCAGGCATTAAATCAGGTGCTTCTGAGTAATTAAATACACCAAATACTGAATCGTATAGAGGCATGGGCGATCGCGGGTAAATGTGGTTTTATTTTAGCTTACATATATGAATTAAATATAGTTTTGAATTAGTGATTGACATTTGTTGTGTTAGGATTTATAGTAAAGAAGTCAAGAGCAAAGGAACACAAGATTATGACTACTCAAACAGCAATCAAAGCATCAGATTTAAAAGTTGGCGAAGAACTATACATCAAAATGGATTGGAACCGAGGCGCAAGATTTTTCAAGGTAGAACAAGTCAGCGAGAAAGCGGTAAAGGTTCGCAACGTAGACGGTAAAAAATTAGGCTGGTTGCCATTGTCAGGGCTTGAGTTTGAACTAGACGCTTTTGGCAAACCAATGCCTACATCACGCAAGTATTTACTTGCCAAAGCTTGGTTCTTAAACAAGATGAGCGAAGATCAAGAAAAACTTCTACTCGCTTGCTAGATTTTTCAAGCGCTAAGCGAGGGAGTCGCGCCCCTTAACTTAACTAACAGGATTTATTATGCAAGCGATGGTATTAAGCAATTTGATTGAAATGACTGCTCACACCAGTAACGAGACTTTACTGAGAAAGGAAAGGTCTATCACCATACCGACAAGGCGATCGCAATGCAAGACTTTCGTAAGTACTGCGAAAAGTTTAAACGGGATACAAAAGAATATGCAGAAAAAGTCCGTAAGAACTGGGAGCGTGATATGGGCTTAGCCTAAAAACTAACCGATGTCCCACCCGATCGCGTTCCTACACTAGGGGCGCGATTAGCAGCACCAATGCTCACGCCGATCGCCACTTCACCATCAATGTAGCTTTTCATCAGATCTTCTAGCTCTTTAGCCCCTTGTGTGCAAAATTCAGAGCGAATATAGCCGCCTTCTTCTGATGGTTCAGCACCCATAAAATTAGGTGCGAGAATATCGCAAATTGTCAGCTTTTCAACAATGCTAGCCAATGCCTTTTGAGCATCAGTATCGGTAAGATTTAATGGTAATTGGTACTTAGCTTTTAATCGCATCCGTACCCGTCCTTCAACTTGCTCGGCTATTTGGGTTGTGTCCACATCTGTGATTACACTCTTCCCAAACGCCGCCTGTGTGCCGCCCATTTGGAGCCGTTGCTTAAGTCTGGTATTGATTTGATCTAATGTTGTAAATTGTAAGGTCATTTTTTTTAATCCTAAATATTAAAAAAGCCCGATTGTGATGATCGGGCTTTTTGGTGAGCAAATTTACACCACTTTTCGGGCGCAAATTTGACGGGGATCTAGCACGATCGGCATATAGTTAGCCACGGCTGTAGTCCATGTTTTGAAGGGAATATCGTCTTTTTTCTCTCCAGAAACAATAAAGATCCCGCTTGTACCATCCTCTTCACATGGTACGAAAGCTCTTTCAATATAACCATCCCAAGCAAAGAAATAATAATCAGTAGAACCGTTTACAGCCATCAGGTATTTGTCTGTGATAGTGCCATCA